AAAAATGATTCAGATTCATTATCTTCTTTAAAGTGGTTAGCCATAAACTCAAAGTAAACACTTAATCAAAAAACGTCAAGACCGAAATGAACATTTATATTGGATGCGATCCAGGAACTAATGGAGGAATAGCAGTAGTTACTAAAAAAAATGCCTATGCATTTAAAATGCCACAAACATCAAAAGACTTATTTGATGCAATCAATGAAATATCAATAACTGCAAAAAATGAAAATGTCAGCGTTATTGCTTATCTTGAATCAATTTCCTCATCTCCTCAGATGGGAGTGGTTTCATCCTTTACCTTTGGACGAGGATATGGCAATCTGGAAATGGCTTTCACGGCTGCTGGGATACCATTTGAGAGAGTTAGGCCACAGGTGTGGCAGAAGCACATGGGATGCATGACTAAAGGGGACAAAAATGTCACAAAACGTAGGGCACAAGAATTATTCCCCGACATTAAGATAACCCACGCAATTGCTGACGCATTATTAATTGCAACATACGGACTAAAACAATGAGCCACCAAGAATACAAAACAAAACGGGAACTTCTATTTGAACTTCAACATGATACATTCATTAAATGCCAAGAAATTATTCAGGCTAAAAATGCTGATTACGCTGACGATGGTGATCCTTACAGTAACTTTCGTTCCGCTACGTCATTTGGCGTTCATCCTGCCACTGGCATTTTGCTTCGCGTCATGGACAAGATCCAAAGGATTAAGACGTTTATTAAAAAGAATGAGCTTGCAGTTAAGGAGGAAACATTCGAGGATGCGTGTGACGATATTATCAACTATATGGTACTTATCAAAGGACTACTCAAAGAACAACAAAGCAAATGATTGACCCAGCTATTGACGACGATGACGACTTCAACGATCCACTCCCAGAGCGGCCTACGAGTTGCAATATGGATGATACGTGTGAATCTTGCCAGTAAATAATTTCCTGTTGCCAGCTAAGTCTTGGCCCGTGCCGAACCACTCAATAAGTAACAGACTACCAAGACTCCAAATCCGAAGTAGAGTTAACGGGCCTTCAATTTCTGACGCACCGATTGATAAACGGAAAGCGAGAATCGTACAGATTGGACAATGAGCCAAGCGGCAGGAACGTAATACTTGCGCTGGAAATCGTAACCAGCAAACTTTAGACACTTGGACAGGCCAGAAGTCATTTTTCCCCTACATCGCTAAGGGTCTGGTCAGCGAGAACCCATCACATCGTATAAGGATTAGTACGGCTAGAACTGGTAAGCGGTGGGCGTGAAATACCCCTGTGATGGATAACTTTTAGCACTAGTATCGGAACGCACTTCTAATGCGTAGCACCGTAACGGATCAATGGAGGTTCGATTCCTCTCTAGTGTACCACTTTCTATATGCAAAACGAACCAATACACGAAATCAAGTTCCTCAAATACCTGGCTAACAAGTTATCTGAGGAAATCACAGAAGTAAATATTATGCTGACAAACGAACAACTAAACGGACTATATGCTGATGTAGATAGACTCCGCGCAAACATTGATAAGATTGAAACTGAAGCAAACGTATTCCACAAAACACATGGATCTGCAATCACTATTTGATAACGTGCGCCAATGGGCATACGATAAGGGTATCACTGGGCCAGATGGTCGAGGAACAAGGTTGAAGCAACTTGAGAAGGTCGAGGAAGAAATCCTTGAGACGAAAATGGCTGTGCTGGCATTTAAGGAGGCTAGGACTCCAACAGAGCAGTGGAAACGCCTTGATGAGATTGAGGATGGGATTGGAGATTCAATCGTCACCCTAATTATTTTAGCTGAAATGCATGGACTTAGCGCTGAGAGCTGCTTAGAGTCCGCCTACAGGGTCATCTCCAAACGGACTGGCTCTATGATTGACGGACAATTCGTCAAAGATAAATAACACATATACACACACAACATGAATACAGATAAAAAAGGAAGAGGTCGCCCACTTAAGAATGAGGAAGATAAGCTCATTGGCCGCAGGATTAGCCTTACATCAGCGGAGTGGGAGATCATCGATTATTTCTGCGACAAGAATGCAATCAATCTAGGCGATCTCATGGTGGTTCTGGCAACTAATCTGGAGGTTAATGACGCATATGAGAATACGAACAATTAAGCCTGAGTTTTTCACTCACGAAGAACTTTCTGATCTAGAGCTTACCTCTAAACTTCCAATCAGATTATCCTTTATCGGTTTGTGGTGCGCCGCGGATCGGGAAGGACGATTTAAGTGGAAGCCAAGGAGCCTTGGGATTCAGATCCTGCCATATGACGATATAAACTTCTCAGTCATTCTGGATGCTTTGATGTCGAAAGGATTTGTGAAACGATACTCAGTTGATGGGGTGACATACGGATTCATTCCCTCATTCCCGCGCCATCAGGTGATCAATAATCGTGAACAGGCTAGCTCAATTCCTCCATTTGACCAAGAGTTGACGCGTGAAAGTGGCGTGGATGACGCGTGTAGTGACGCGTTAAAGTCGCGTGAAAGTGGCGTGGGTCACGCCTGTAAAGGGGAAGGGAAGGGAAAGGAAGGGAAAGGAAGGGAAGGGAAGGAGGATGAACTTGAACTTGAACTCCCATTTGAATCTGATGCATTTGAACTAGCATGGAGTATGTGGCAGGAACATCGTAAGGAGAAAAAGAAGAAATTGACTCAATCAACCGCCTCAATGCAGCTCAAAGAAATGAAAGAGATCGGAGAGTCCAGAGCAATCTCAATGATCAACTACTCGATCAAGAATGGATGGACTGGACTGTTCGAGGATAAAACCTCGTTCGTCACGCCTATCATTCGTAAACCACAAACATCAGACCAATTCAGCATATGAACCCTCCAGAAACAGCACCAAAAGATGGAACAGTATTTTTAGCTCAAATCGGATGGCCAATCCTTGTGAGTTGTATGTGGAGCGATCCAGATGATGGATGGTCATGCGCCATTCCACAAACAGATATGTATCATGGAAAATGGAATGATCGATATTTTGAGACTCAACGTGAACTTGAATCAGATTTAAAGGGATGGATACCACTGCCAACAGCATGAACGATGAACCCAAAGCAATGCCAAGCTCAGTTATGGCAGAGAAGGCCGTACTGTCATGCATGATGCAGACTCTGAGTCTGTTCACTCGCGGAAAAGCTGATGGAATCGATGCTGATTGTTTTTGGCATCCTACGAACAAGATCCTGTTCGCCGCGATTAACGCTCTGGGGCGTGATGACAATGGTGAAATCGATCTGATCACTCTGGTGCAATACCTCCAAGACAGTGGTGAGTTGGATCGTGCAGGTGGGGCATCCGCGGTTTATGACGTGTTCGGTTATTCGACTACGGCAAGTGGCTGGAGTTCGTGGTGTGACTCATTGCGGGAGATGAAAGCTCGCAGGTTGGCCATTACGGCGTCTACAAGCCTCTCTGAGGCGTCTGATAGTGCTGAGGCTATACTGACTGCCAAAACTGCATTGGAAGCCCTCACAAGGGCTGTGAGCGGCCAAAAACGATCTATCGGGTCTAAGCAGGCAGCGAGTGAGTTTATCGAGCAGTTTCATCACAATCATTCAGCGGGTGCTATCCCAGGGTTTCCAACGGGAATTGAATGTCTTGATCAGATTTGTGGTGGAATGCGACCAGGTGAGTTCTGGGTGATCGGTGGCAAGCCTTCCAGAGGTAAATCAGTCTTGATGCTTCAGATTGCTAGTGCGTTTATTGATCGTGGAGACCCAGTCTCTGTCTTCAGCCTTGAAATGATGGCACATGAGGTTGTTGGCCGACTCGTATCCACTGGTGGACGCATTGACTATGGCTCGATTACTCAGCCTAGAACGGCAAATAAGATGCAGCTTGAGCAGATTAAGAGAGGGATTACCTCACTGTCTACCGCTCCACTGTGGATCGACGCTACCTCAAATCAAACGATTGATTCAATTGTCGCAGAGTCTGAAAGGATTCGTGATGCCAATGGTGGACTATCATTGGTAGTCGTTGACTATCTGCAACTTATTAGAGGCAATCGATCAAAGAATGAGTCTAGAGAGGAAGAGATTGCTAGAGTCTCAGGAGCGTTAAAGCAGTTAGCCAAGCATCTCAAATGCCCAGTTTTAAGTGCAACTCAACTCAATGAGCAAAATCAGACCAGAGAATCCAGAGCTATCGAACAGGATGCTGACGCACTGCTTTTCATCTGCGACGATGGGATCAAGATCGGGAAACTCCGAAACGGACAAAGAGACAGCGTATTAAATTTAACCCTTGACGGTTCAATCCAACGATTCAAATAACAACTACTATGAATGAAGAAAACAAGAGACCTTCCCAGCTTTCACTGCTGCGAGGCGATGATCATGAGGGATTCCGTAAAATGATCCAGAGAGCGGTGAAGGCCATGCAGTGGAGGATGAAACAGGAAGAGCTGAGATACCGCGCCCAGGTAGATAACTCGACGCTGGGGTACAAACAGGCAGGGACAAGTGATCCATTTTTGACTATCCAGAACTTGTTTGACGGGGCATCTAGGGACTGATTTGAAATTATTTGTGGGGCTGGAAGCCTTATGGAATAAGGGATTGGTGGAGATGAGCTATTTTTCTGCAAAATAATTGTTGCCATGTTGGAATGGCTGGGATAGGTTCTTCTCAGTTGCACGAAGCAACGCCACAACACACACACTACACTACTATTGTGAACGCTACACTAAGATTCAAATCGAGGGATGATGCTAAATCATTTGCAAAAGCATGGACAATACACACGCTCAGAGGCCTCACGGTTAGCTCAACCAGACCAGACGGGAGCAATGATGTTGATGTATTCGACGTTACGGAGCTAGAAAAGAAGTGGATCGACCACTACGTCTCAACAAAGTAAGTTGGGTAACTTGGTAATGATTACCTCACAGGGGAAACCTTGTGGGGTTTTTTATTGGACAGGATTCTAGGTAAAAGGCACGAGGATTGATTGTGGGACGTTGATGAGGATTGGTGAGTATGGAGTAGGGATTTGGGTTTGGATGGATTGCGGGGCATTCTGGGAGCGTTGGGATGGGTAGGATGGTAGGGAAAGACTGCTGGGAATCGCTTGGAGTATCCGAAAACAATTCGTCACCGCGCCTGTCACCATTTCCAGCTTAATCCTGTATGCACATTGTCAATCTTATTCTCAATAGTGATGCTACAACACGCGAGATGATTTGTTCCACACTGTTGTCATGCGTAAGTCGTTGATACCGCGACTGGATCCGTGGAACATGAGTAAGCATTACGGAGGTTGTAACAAGTGATAGGGGGGGGAGGGGGTTGAAATTTCACGGCGGCGAGAAAGTGGGAGCGGTTAACTACCCTCCTAAAAATTATTGCAATTGGCCATTCTACGGCATTTTACCCCATTCCCAACACCGACATCCAGATTTGAATTCAAACGTCCCTACGTCGATCCTGAGAGCATTTACGGCTACGTCCTGAGAGTGCCGCCTTGACATATTGGTTAAACAGATTCAAGGGTTCGCTTATGCGTGGAGATTCATATCAACTACAAGGCCAACAAGGAGCTATTGTTATTACCGATACTGCTGCTGAGACTGGGAAGTTCCGTTGGATCCTTTGTGCTTCCGATACGGTGATTGCATCGATCAGTGGTAACGTGGTCAGTAATGCTGGAGCGAGTCCGAATACGTCCCTCTCTGGGATTACTCTTCCTGCTGGATTTGGTTTCGGCGGCGACATTACCTCGATCACCCTCACCTCTGGTGCTGTAATTGCTTATTACGCCTAATGTCTCAATTCCGTAGTAGTGGTCAGCTTGATGATCCTATCGGAGAGGATGGGGATAGGGGGTTTACGGGCATTAACCAGAGGCTTCAGTTAAATCAGCTACGGCCAAGTGAAGTTAGAGCGTCTGTAAACGGACGCATGGAGGGTTACTGGAAGCCTCGCAAGAATGTTCAGGTCAAGAGTTCTGGTTTATCTACTGGAGCAACTCCCCTGCGCCTTCCGTTCTATTTATTTGAAGTAAATGGATCTGGAGCAAGTCTTCCCAAAACAATTACGGCGGCATCTCAGTCCAGCGGTGTTGTGACCATTACGGTTCCATCTCACGGCATGGCAGAGTCTACGACTGGATGGGCTACTGTCTCTGGTATTACTGGCTACACGGGGCCTAACCCGAATGGGGTATTCCTACTGACTCGTACTGGGGTTAACACGTTCACCTATGCGCTAGCAAGTTCTGCTGGAACATATGGCGTGAGTAGTGCGCTTCTTTCTGCGACTAACATCAATGACTTGGCGGTATCGACCATCTATGGTTCCTGCCTATTCTCAGACCCTGCTAGTAATAACGACGAGAGCATCCTTGTTGCTACGAACTCAGTGGTTAAGAAGATTAGCCTTTCGACCTTTACGACTACCGACATTGCTTTGCCATCTGGTGAGACTATCGATGCCGAGGTTGGAATGCTTCAATGCTTCGACAAGGTGATCATCATGCGTAAGGGTGACCAACCGCTTGAATGGAATGGCGTTACTGGTAGTTCATTCGTAAAGGGTGCTGCTGGGGTTCAAGTCCAACCAGAAGTGTTTGATACTGTTTCATGCAGTGTTGCTAATGGAGTAGTGTCTGTTACTGCTGGAACAACTCAGCTCAATGGTTCTGGGCTTTATACTGATGGTGGAGGAAATGATACTATTGTATTTCCAGAGTACGATAATAATGGAATAAAGATTTCTACGGTTAATGGATTTTATGTTGGATGCGCCATAAAGGTGGCATCTCATGTTAATTTCAACAACATCAGCGCATACAATGGTTCCACCAGAACTGCTACATTCTCGACTCAGAATCAAACATCTGGAGTGTCACAAACATTCATAATTGATAACACGTTAGGAATTCACAATTTAAGAGTTGGTGACCAAGTTAAGATAATGGATGCTAATGCATTGCAGGGATTATCTGATGGCGATATTTATACTGTTGCCACTGTGCCTACAGCAAGAACATTTACGTTTTATGCTGATATTCAAGATCATACATCTCACAATATCACTCTAGGAAAAACTCAGAGCTTGGGAGCAGGATTTATTGCCAACCCAGGCGCACCATGGGGTACTTACTTTCAGAGACGCTTGTGGGTTCCATACTGGTATAACCAGACTGGTAACTACCTTGGGCCTACATACGTTGATCGCAATGTTCGTGACGAGTTGGCAGCGTCTGACATTCTGGACAATAATACGTTTGATGCGATCTACAGCCAGTTCAAGGTAAGTGGTGGAACAGCGGACTACACTGTTGGGCTACATGGGTTTTACGACGATGGACTGATTGTCCTGAACAGAAACTCCCTTCACAAGATTTCAAACACTCAGGGATCTCTACTGGATACGACTGTTAGAGAATTAACCAATGAGGTTGGATGCTTGGCGCGGAAGTCCGTAGTCATGCAGGGTAACACTCTGCTATTCCTAAGCGACAATGGA